GAAGTAATTTCTCTTCCTGACGAGCTGCTATCTCTGTGGCCGTTCGGACATCGTCCTGCTGGCTAATCATCAAGAACAGGTCAACGTAAAAGGCCCGGTTGATGCGCTCCTCGGTGGCCTGGATGTCTTGCATCAAGTGCTGAACTTGCGGAGAAACCTGATAGATCGGCCGAAACACATTGTTTGGATCGTCGGTGAAGTTGTTCGCGCCGGGCAGCAAGCTGACGTTGGTGTTCTTCAGAGATGTGGGCGCTGTCGTAGGCGGTGATACCATCTTAGCAATTGCTTTGCCCTTCTCACGCTCTTGAACCTGGAGAGCACGGGCATCACCAAGAGCGTCCATGCCAGCTGAGTAGCCATAGATGTCGCCAGCTCGCACATCCCAACGTGGAGCATAGATCGGGAAATCACGGTAACCCTTAACGCGGAGGATCTTCCGCCGCATTTCCTCTTCGCCCACTTCATAAGTGACCGATCGCCACCGGAACTGGGCATCTAATCGAAGCTCTGGCTCGTCGAACTCCCGCACAGCCACAGGTTCGACAATATGTCGTAGGCGGATCCAGGCGGTGTAGCTTCCTGTGTCCCAGAGCTTCTTGACGTGCGTTGATACACTGTCAAGGCCAAACTCCTCCACCAGCTGGTAAACTGTCATCTGATATTCACGACCGAAGGTGTCGACCCGAAGTCGGCCATTCTGGTCGATGACGTATTCACCCGCAGTAAACGGGGTGAAATTCGAGACGTCCTCAAAGTCATCCTCGTCAAGCAACGCACCAGTGCCGATAACACCCAGCTCATCGTAGATGTTGGGCAGAGCCTTGTACAAGTTCGAAGAGCTAAACACACGGTACATCATCCGCTCAACCTGATCCAGCCACTCCCGGACCGGGCCGAACTCATTCATCGCGGAATCCGGCGGGGCCAGCCGGAACCAAGGGCGAGCTGGCGAGGTGATGCCAGTCATGAGCCCAGAGCGCAGCGTCCTGCGTGCGAACAGCGGTGTGTTGTTGTTCAGCTGATTGCGCTTGTTGCCCTTGTTGGTGTCAGACTCGTAGAACTTGCCCTTGCGCGGATTGAAGTTAGCGATCAGGTCTTTGTAGTGAGCGTCCCACGACGAACGCTCCGTCAGCATGTCTTGAATGCGACGATTGAAGTGGTCGTATGGCGTTGTCGGTTTTCCTGTCAGGCTCATCGCAAACTATCCCATTCAGTATAAGGCAAACCTGTCGGCATCTTGATGTAGCCGACAGATGCGGTGATGTTGTGACCTGTACCGCCAGTTACAACCAATTCGACCCGTGCGTCCTTCCATCCCTGCCAGCGACCACCTAGAGACGCAGCAAAGTTAGCCGGTGCATCTGTGATTGTCGGCGTAACAATCGGGATCGCTGTGGTGCCGTCATTGAATTGCAGCGTGATGACCGCGTTGTTGACCTTGTTGGACGACAGGAAGATGTCCGTCAGCATCAAGCTACCTTCGTCATTCGGTGCTGCAACAATAGTGGTCCCAGTGCCCGTCGCCTGTGCCGCCGTGAACGTGCCGTGAGCGACCGCCGTTGTCATGTAGACAGGTATAACTTCGTTGCCAGTAACCCCTTTGGTCTGGTTCCACTGCTCCTCTACATGGAGTGCGCGTCTACTCTTGGGGTCAACGGCGACGGTCTTGAGCATTACAGTTCAGCCGGGTCAATCAGCATTAACGTACAATGGGACAACGCCGTGCCGCTGGTGTGGTCCGAAACAATCCGCATTTCCAGCGTGTCGTTAAGACCCAAGATCAAGCTATCACGTTCCTCGAAGGTGTAGCGTTCTGCTTCTGCCGAAGGGAACCACTTCTGCGTCTGAAGAAACGTGCCTGCCAGTGTCGGTGCGTTGTCATAAAGATCGATAGACGCAACCTTACCAACAGTGCGGTTCTGGTTTACTAAAGTGAGTGCCGTGCCGCCGCTGGAATAGGTGCGGTTGAAGCCAATCTCAAAGTACGTATTGGCAGACGGGATGGCAGTGCCACCAGCGGCATCAACCACCTGTGCATTTATCTCAGCTATAACCAACAGCTTCGTCGTGTCGGTATTTTTGATATGCCAGACCGTTGCCGTGCCATTGATGACGGTAGCATCAGCGACAAACTGATAAACGCCAGCCTGAGTGTAGCTGATATGGAACGGCAGCGAGTGAGTTTCGCTTACGGCACGAAGCTGACCGGCGTTTGTTACGCCAGCAATAGTCCCGTCATCATTGTTTTGAATACGTACTTCCATGATTAGCTTTCCTCATAAAACAAGATTCGAGAACAAACATCGCCAGCAGACGGTACTTCCGCCGTTAGAGCAATAGCGTTGCCAGTATCTAGAATCAGACCACCCCACAGGATTTCTTCTGAGTGGCCCGTATCATTCTGCCAGTGTTCCATCATCGAACCATCCGTGACCGTCAACCCGTCACCACCGGAGTAGCAGAGGACATCAGCAGTTTTGGGCGAGGCAAGATCAAGGTTCGTGACCATCGAAGATGTCGCACCTGAGATCAGCGTACCAGTGGTCGGGTTCTTATACAGCCGCCACTTCTGCTGAACGTCACCACAAGTGCGGATGGATTGGATTAACAGCCGCTTCGACCCAGTGTTCTTGAGGTAGACGTTGCCGTTCTCAGCGCCCGTTGTCGTAAGGGCTTGGATTTGGCTGATGGCGACATAAGAACGCTCATACACAACAGAGGCGTAAGCAAACTCAGCCGTCGAGGTGGCATCGACAAGCCCTCTGCCCTCGCTCGAAACCTTAAACAGGGTGCCAGTACCGCTGCCGTCCTTCAGTTTAAATTCACTCATTGCAGGATGCCTTTCAGTAACTCATTGGTCAGGCGCAGTTCAGCGCGGATATCTTGCAGGGCGTCGAGGACGCTGTCGGCTGTCAGCTGCTTGGCCAAGTCCAGCTCAACACCGGCGGAACTTCTCAGATCAACCGGCATCGGATTGCTATCGCTCACCGGTCCATCGTTGACCGAGATCTTCCTGAGAGGTGTGTTGCTGCTCAAATCAGTCACCCAGCAACGTCGAGCCAGCTGTGTTTTCTGCACCAGCCAGCAGCCCACGAGATCCAGTCAGGAAGGTGGACTGGGTGCCGCGCAGATTGCGAGACCTGGCCCGCTCCTGAGCGCGAGCCCTCTTGACAGGCTCGCTGGCTTTCGTCGGAGGCTCCGGCTCCGGCTTTGGCACTGGCTTTGGCTCCGGCTTTGGCGGGGGCGGCGGGGGCGGCGGAGCCTTGGGTGATGAGAACATGCACATTATGCATTCTCCATGGCATATGGGTCAAAGTCGTGGGTCACAGATGGCGTTGACAGCTGGCCGATGATGTCGATTCGCTGCTCCTTGTGAGCAACCGGCATGGCGAAGGACAGCGCCAGAGCATCAGCGCGGTTGGGGGACGGGATGCCACGCTTCTTCATCTGCTCTTTGGCTTCAAGTTGGATCTTGCCGTCAAGCCTAGGGAGGGTCTCCGGGCCAGCAAGATCCTGGCGCAAGGTTTCGTCGGGCGGGATTGCGCCGCCGTCCTTCAGCCATGCCTTCATTTGGCCCCACATATAGGACCGTAAGTTGAGATAGCCAGGGTCAGGGCTCTTGGCCGAGAACCAAACGATGTTCCAGTCACGGTTCATGGCCTTGCCAGCACTCACGATGCCAGTGCCAAAGCCGCCGTCAACGAACACCGCATCGGCCTTGTACTCGTCCTCAAGCACAGCGAGGACAGACGCCACCTCAACGTCATTGTCGTTGCGCTCAAGCACCTTGAGCACGTCAAAGCGCAACCCCTGCCGCTTGGCGATGACCAGCTCATCCTCGCCGGTCCATGCCGGGTCGCATGTCAGGATAACCGGAGCAAAATCGTACTGTGGCTTCTGCAGGTGCTTGTCCCAGGCGTTGTCAATGTCCTCTTCAGAGATGAACTGCTTGAAGCTGGCCTTGGGGAAGTCGCCCAACACACGCACCTTGACGATGTCCGAGTCCAGGCCATAGTCGTCGATCAGCTCCTGGAGGAATGTCTTGTTGGTGATCTGCACCGAACGAGAGTCAACCTTGTACGTCCGCCAACGATGGCGCATGCGTCGCCAGCACTCACGGAAGCGACCAGTGTTGCGCGTTGGGTTGCCGAAGTTGAACTGCATCGGCTCGCCATCGGTCAAGCCACCGTCCTGAACCTCGAAGATCTTGTCGGGGATGGCCGATGCTTCATCGTTGATGTAAAATGATGTGGAGTTGGCTGCGTGCTGACCAGCGAACGACTCTGAGTTTTCCTCCCGGCAGGTCTGTGCCGACACGAACCACTGCTCAGGATATTCCTTGTGGGTGATCTTTGATGCGCCGACCTCGAACCAGTGGCTTGCCACACACAGCTTCATCCACTTCTTGATCTGAGCCCATGTCTTCGTCTCAAGCTGCTGGAAGGTGTTGGCTGTCACAGTGCCTTGGGCGTATGGGCGAGTGCACATGATCCAGGTGACCAACCAACCAGTCATTGCTGACTTGCCCACGCCATGGCCAGAGCTGACTGCCATGCGGATGGGGTCCACAGCTGCCTGGCCATCAAAGCCTCGCTCCTTGACCATCTCGCCAAGGTCGTCCAGGAATTGGCACGCCCATTCGTCTGGGCCATACTCAGAACGGAAACGCTTTGCCCATTTGCTCTTGAGCTTGCAGACCTGCAGCGATGCGTCGCTGTCCCAAGGGAAAGCGTACATGACAAAGCCAAGAGGGTCGGCATAAAACCGGGCAAAGTCCTTGGCCAGCTCAAGATCGACGTCGATGCTTGCTTGATCAATCGCCAACACGCTTGCGTCCTTCCTGGATCTGAGCAATAAGCTCAGGGGAGAACGCCACAGATGCGCGGACCTCTTGCGGGAGCATCTTCACCCACAGCTTGTAAAAGGCATCAGGGTCGCTCTTTGCGAACTTCGTCAATGCTTCAACTCCGCCAACACCATCAAAGGCTTGCTGAAGTGCCTCCTTGACGGCCACTGTCGTTCTGTTTGGAGAGCCTTTCGGTCGCCCAGCGCCCTGAGCCACTGCAGTGCCCTTCTTGAACCGTGTATCTTTTTTCGGTTTTGCGTCTGCCATCTCAAGCCATAAAATTGCCATTCAAAATGGATCGCCGAACTGTGCGCCATCCGCTCTCAAAAGGCAACAAAAAAGGATCGGACAGCATGTTGTGAAAATTTTCGTGATTTGAAAGGCGAAATGGATCGGCCCAAAAAACACCGACCGAACCAGATCCATTCTATCGAAGGGATTCCAAAACTCCGCCGAGGTTTTCTCTTTCTATACTTTCTTCCCTGACTTTTCGAATCCCTTCGATAGAATGGATCCGGATCGAAAGAAGATATTGATATAGAACCAAACTGCTTTTTTGGGGATTTTCTCAGAAAAACCCGTCACCATTCCACCACCCTCCACGGACGATCCGTTTTGTTCCACGAAAACCCCATTTTCAGCGATCCGATTTTGTCATTTCGCTGTGTTTTGCCTCAAAAACAGGCACAATTTTCTTGTTCCCACCGGCCGCAATTACTGTTTCAAAGTCCGTCCACCACACTCCGCCGTCGCGTTTATCAATGACAAAGATGCGCACATCCGCACCTTGTTTCACCAACCGGCGACACACCTGCATCTGCGACGGACGAAGATCCACGCGCCACCGGCCATCATTCACATGCCCAGCTTTTAGCTCCACGAACATGGTTCCGGCCGGACGCACGACGACCGCATCAGGCATGCCCACTGTGCCACCGCGCCCAGCTTCAACCCAAAACACTGCCTTGCCCCACCATCCACGAACACGGCTCCTCAGGTCACGTTCAGTGAACTTCTGATTCACTCTTTTCCTCCATGACTTGTTCGTGGATGGATTCAACCATGAGGTGCAGCACCTGGCCAACCAACTGCGCACATTTGTGCGGATCAGGTTGTTGCACCGCCACCCGTGCAATCACCCCAGCGCAAGCATTCACGAGCTCATGGGTGGTGTGGTCATTCACATCGGCCATCGCCTCAATGGCCATGCTGAGGGATTGTATTCTGCCCTGTTCATATACATCCTCGTCGAGCGTGTCATAAAAATCATCGTCCATTGTCTAACTCCCTGTTTCCAAACGAAATAAAAATTGCACAATTCAGCAAAAAACACTTTTCTTTTGTGCAGACCTGGCGCATACTCTCCTTATGGTCGGAAACGGACCAACCAAAAACCAGGAGATTGCCACGATGAGCCGCATCAAGTCCACCCCGAAAACCGAACTCTTCAATCGCCACCAAGCTGAAGCCAACGCCATGGGCGAGCACAACGACTGCGCTGTCAAAGCTCTGGCAACTGTCGCCGGTGTTGAATACTCTGTCGCCCATGGCGCACTGCGTCTGGCCGGTCGCAAGAAGGGCAAGGGCACCTACGCCAATCAGATCATGAAGGCTCTGGCACTCTGCGACTGCACAGCCACCCGTGTCGACCCCCAACACTTCATCGCCCAGTACCCTGGTGCACACTCCAACCTGCAGTCGGTCACCTCGCACCACATGGACCGCTTCAACAAGGTCTGGGCTGACGGCAAGACGTACCTCATCTTCACGCGAGGCCACGTCCTGGCGGTAGTCGACGGAGTGAACCACGACTGGACCAAAGGCCGGGCGATGCGCGCCTACGCCATCTACGAAATCATCAAAGGCTGACATCAACCGGGGGAGCGAGCCTCCCCCGATTTTTTCCTGTGCATTGCTAAAAAAACACTTTTCTTTTGTGCAGAAATCATGGAAAATATCTTTATTGAACGGGACAGAAACCCACCAAACAGGAGGCTGAAAATGGCGAACTTCAATATCAAAACCGACAGCGACATCAGCTCCATCAAATGGATGATGAGCGGTTCCCACAAACGGTTCATCTGCAGATACATCGACACCATCGCCAAAACCGGACCCGGCACCTTCAAAGGCACCATTCGCGAAGGCGAGAGCCGTTTTGAGCTGGTCGGCGGCAAAGAGTCCGGTGGCCGCAAGACCGAATGGTTCCTGTGGTGCCCGTTGGCCTTCGGCGAAGGCAACTGGGTCAAGTTCAACTCTGGCGCTGCTGCCCTGCGCGCAATCAACGAATTTTAAGGAGAGCCAATTATGCAAGTCACATTCAGTCGCATCACCGTCAACATTCGCAAGGAGGACTGAAGAATGTTCCGCATCCCACCCCAAGGCCACGAGGCCAACGACCACTTCAACTCCATGGAGGAGATCTCGGCAGACAATGCTGAGACCTTCACCCTGAGCCGCATCGGAGCAGCCGCTGCCCTGCGCGAGTGTAAGGTGGCCACTGCCATCACATACCTCGTGCTGAGCGCCAAGGACGAGCTCCAGCTGATCAAATTCAACCGCAATGGCAGCTGGCGTGTGATCTGGACGTTCTGAGATCACATCGCTGACTCCATGATGTCGTTGGGCGCTACGAGCGAGGACCGTAGCGCCTCAACTTTTTCGTCGTCTCTGTCGACCTCCAGCCACAGCCGCTCATTCACGATCACGTATTGCATGCGGTTGTTGACCCGCAACCTCTTGGGCCATATGATCGCACCGCTCTGCTTCATGGTCTTGCGGATCTCGTAGTCTGAGTCGAACACACGACCTTGAACAGAGTTGCGCACCCAATTCACCACCTCCTTCATGGTCAGGGCTGCTGGCTTGTCCAGCGAGTTGAGGGCATCTGCCAACGCTGCAGCTTCTTGTTGGGCCTCGGACCGCGAGCCATCAATCATCTCCTTCTTGCGCTCAGTCATGGGCGCACGATTGGACGGATGGACGTAGTCGTCCCATTGCTTGGCCCAGTGCTTGATGATGCTCAGGCCACCGCTCTCGACCCACCGACGAAACTCGATAAACTTCTCCGCTGGCCATGCCACCTCAGTCACCTCTGGGTAGAACCATCGCCGGTCATCGTTTTCCATCTTCAGTGCGCGCATGGAGTTTGAACAGGCGAACACGTGACACCAGTTGTCGATTGTGTAGGGCCGCATGTACTTCTGGTTCACCGTTACGTCCCGGTCAGTGATGACAGACTTCATTTGGTTGTAGGCCTTCCAGGAGTGCCCAGAGTATATCTCGTTGACGATGACCAGCCGCTTATTGGCCATCCAGCCATTGAAGGCAGAGTTTGAGATGTCAGCCTCCGTTGGGTACCCGACGTTCTGATACCCCACCAGAGGGGCCAAAATGTGGGCTCCGAGCGTGGTCTTTCCTACCCCTTGACGTTCCGACACCAACAACAAGCCATAGCCTATGCGCACGTCAGGTCGCGCCATGATCGTAGCACACCACCGCATCACCTGATGGCGCTCCTTCTTGTTGGGGAACATGTACGCCAGGAAAT